CCATTAGCACGCAAAATATTTAGCCCCAAACCAGGACAAGAAGCATGTCCTGATAAACGTTGGAAACAATAAAACAATAAAAAATAAAGACTATGTCAGAAGTAAAAAAACTTACAGAAGAAGAATTACAAAGCATTAAAGATCTACAAACACAATACAATAAATTTGTATTTGAATTAGGTAGTATCGAAGCACAACTACAAGGTTTGTTAGCTCAAAAAACACTAATCGAAGAAGAGAAAACAAACATCATTCTTGATCTTAAAAAATTAGGTGATAGAGAGAAAGAAGTAGTAACAAACTTACAAGGAAAATATGGTGTAGGGAATATTAATCCTGAAACAGGAGAGATAACAGCATTCTAAACAAACAAAAGATGACTTCTGCGTTTTGTATAATTCTATAGATATTTATTGCTAGGTCAATCCTAAATAATAAATCTAAAAACAATTATACAAAATGGCAGAAATTATCCTTTCACCTGGTGTATTCCAGATCGAATCTGACCAAAGCCTGTATACAACAGCACCAGCTGCTCTCGGAGCGGCTATTGTTGGTCCTACAGTAAAAGGTCGTCCGTATGTTCCAACATACGTTAATACGTACAGTCAGTACTTATCACTGTTTGGTGATATCTTTAAGAGTGGTAGCTACTACTACGAATACTTCACATCACAAACTGCAAAAGAATACTTTAATAATGGTGGTCAATCATTATTAGTAACTAGAATTATTAGTGGTTCAGCTAATGTTAGTACTTATGCTCAATCTATTATACCACAAGATGGTCCAGATGCAACAGGTAGTATAAATATTACAGCAGCTGCAGACGGAGCAACATTCATAATTTCCGGTTCTACAGATGGAACTAATATAAACTCTATTGGTTTATTACTTGTAACATCTAGTACAGTTACATTCACTGCACCAACATATTCTGTAGCATATAATGCTACATTAGCTACTACTGTTACTAATATAGTATCTACAATCAATTCATTATACTCTACATTCCGTATTAATGCTGCTGTATCAGCTTCAACAGGTATAGCTCTTACAGCTAGTTTAAGTCAATTTGGATTTGAAGATACAGGAAATGCATTTAGATTTATATCAGGTAGTACACCTACTTCAATTACACTAGCCGGTGGTCAAACAGGTAGTATATCATTTACACTTGAAGCATTAGCTTGGGGTGATCAAATGAATAACGCTTCTACATCATCTATAAATGGTGCTTTAGATAGTGGTTCTGAATATAATGTGCGTTACGAAGTAACAAATTCAAATACTGGTTCAAATGGTGGTACATTTACAATTATAGTACGTCGTGGTGATGATAATGATTCTCAAAAGAATATTTTAGAAACATGGGCTAATGTAAGTTTAGATCCACAATTACCTAATTATATAGCTCGTGTTATTGGTGATTTAAAACCAATGTATGTAGCAGCAACAGCTACAGATTCAGCTTATATTAATTATACAGGAACTTATCCAAACGCATCACAATATATTCGTGTAGTATCAGTAGGTACTCCAAACGTAGATTCAATTGATAATAATGGTAATTTTAAAACTGGTTCTTATGCTAGTACATTACCTATTCCGGGTGATGGTAGATTTAATGGAGGATTTATTGGTGGTAAAGTAGATACAACTACTATAAAATTAATGAATGAAAGTATTACAACAACAAATATTCAAGGATTTACACCAGCTGATTATAATACAGCATTTACATTATTATCGAATAGCGACGAATATCAATTTAATATATTAATGGCACCAGGAGCTGGATTAAATGCAAATATGATTGCAACTGTTGAAGGTAGAGGTGATGCAATTGCACTTACAGATACGGGTGTTTATGATCAATCAATTACAGCAGCTACTACAGCAGCCTCCGGTCAATCAAGTAACTATGCTGCAACTTATTATCCATGGATTCAATTATTTTCAAGTGGTTTAGGCAAAGTTGTATGGTGCCCTCCAACTACAGTAATAGGTGGTGTATTAGCATTTAACGACCAAGTAGGTGCTGAATGGTTCGCACCAGCTGGTCTTAACAGAGGTGGTGTTCCATCAGTAATAAGAGCAGCAAAAAGATTACAACAAACAGATAGAGATACATTATATACAGGAAACGTAAACCCATTAGCAACATTCCCAGGAACTGGAGTATGTGTTTGGGGTCAAAAGACATTACAACGTAAACCAACATCATTAGATCGCGTAAACGTTCGTCGTTTATTAATTGCATTAAAAGGATTTATCGGTGGTGTTTCTCGTAATTTAGTATTTGAACAAAATACAACAGTAACAAGAAATTCATTCTTAGCTAGAGTTAATCCATACTTAGAATCAGTAGTACAACGTCAAGGTTTGTATGCTTATAAAGTAGTAATGGATGAAACAAATAACACAGCTGATGTTGTAGATCGCAACCAATTAGTAGGTCAGATCTTTATTCAACCAACTAAAACTGCTGAATTTATCATCTTGAATTTCAATATTCTTCCAACTGGCGCTACATTCCCTGCATAGGGGATGTAGTTGCTTAATATTTATTAACAGCAATAAAATATAACATAAAATGGCAGTAATTAACCCTAATGAAATAATGTTTACCGCTTTTGAACCACAAGTTCAAAATAGGTTCATTATGTATATAGATGGTATCCCAGCATACCTCATTAAGAAAGCCAGTGCTCCTGGTTTTGATGCTAGTGAAATAATATTAGATCACATTAACGTTTACCGTAAAGTTAAAGGTAAAGTAAAGTGGAATGATATGACTTTAGAATTATACAACCCTGTAACCCCAAGTGGTGCACAATCTGTAATGGAATGGGCTCGTTTGGCTCACGAATCTGTAACAGGACGTGATGGTTACTCTGATTTTTACAAAAAAGACGTTACATTGAACATCCTAGGACCAGTAGGTGACATCGTTGGAGAATGGATCGTTAAAGGTGCTTATGTTAAATCAGCTACTTTTGGTGATTTTGATTGGAGTTCAGAAGCTGCTGCTACAATCGCAGTAACATTAGCTATGGACTATTGTGTATTAAACTTCTAAGGAAAAACCATCAACATAAAAAAAGAGCATTTGCCTATTTGGCAGGTGCTCTCTTTCTGCATATATTTATTTATGAAATAAAAATGTATGGGAGATTTAAAACAATCATTTAGTAAAACAAATCTAGACTTAACGGATAGTGGTCCATTAGGTTTCAACACAAAAGATACAACAACATCGTATCCTTCAACCAATACTGGAACACCAACTAATAAAGCAAATCCTGGTTCTTCTACGAATTTTATTCAAAAATTCACCCCAGATACAACATATATAGATTTAACAAAAAGCAAATATTCTCCTCTATTACATTTGGGAAAAAATAAAGACTATGAAATATTCGATACAACAGATCTAGATATAAGTAAACCAGGAGTAAACGGTGGTATCCCATATAAACAAATTAAAGATCCAACAGTATATCCAATAACATCTCAAGGAAGAACACCAATATCTGGTTATAATGCTACATCAGGACAAAATGCTGATAAATTTGATCAAAAATTTAGTCCTACTAGTACTTATTTAGATTATATAAAGAAATAATATTTTTTATATATTTATATACGAACAAAATAAAAACGTTACATGGCAGAATTAAAATTACCAACAGAAATCGTTACATTACCATCAAAAGGTTTATTGTATCCTAAAGAATCACCACTTTCCAAAGGCGAAATTGAAATGAAGTATATGACAGCTAGAGAGGAAGATATCCTTACTAACCAAAACTTCATTCGTCAAGGTACAGTAATAGATAAACTATTACAAGCACTAATCGTTACTAAAATCAACTACGATGAATTATTAATAGGCGATAAAAATGCGATATTAATAGCAGCTCGCGTACTTGGATATGGTGCTGATTATTCGTTTAAATATACCGATGAACGCGGACAAGAAATTGAAACAAGTGTAGATTTATCTTCATTAGAAGAAAAAGAAGTAGACGAATCATTGTTTAAAGCCGGTATAAATGAATTTACATTTAACCTACCTAAATCAGGAAATGTTGTTACATTCCGATTATTAACACATGGTGATGAGAAAAAGATTGAGCAAGAAATTAAAGGATTGAAAAAAATAAATCCAAATAACTCATCAGACATTACAACACGTATGAAATATATGATTACTTCTATTAATGGTGATCGTGAAATTAAATCTATACGTGAATTTGTAGATACATACCTATTAGCCCCAGATGCTAGAGCATTACGTGAATATTACACTAAAGTACAACCAGATATTAACATGAAATTTATACCTGAAGATGAAAATTATACAGGGGAGGGTATAGCGATTCCGATTTCGCTTAACTTTTTTTGGCCTGACGCCGGCTTATAGACCACATCTATTCAAACAAATTCATGAAATAGTATTTCATGGGGGTGGAGGATACGACTGGGATACTGTTTATAATATGCCTCTATGGTTAAGAAGAACCACATTTAATCTATTAAATGAACATTTCACTAAGCAAAATGAAGAAGCTGAAAAGCAACAAAATATGCTTAAAAATAAATCTGGTAAAGAAGTAGTACGTCCAAACATAGCACCCTCTCCAACATATACATCAAAGGCCCCACGAAAGTGAGGCCTTTAATATTTATACTATATACTAATATAATATGGCTGATACATTAAGTTCACAAGAATTAGCAGAATTAAAAAAACTGTATAAAGATTTACAAAATATCAAAATACCTGATATGGATAAATTCATACAGGCAATGGGGGGTGTTGAAGACGCTCGTAAAAATTTAACACAAATGAGAAAGGAATTTAATAATTTAAATTCTGATGTAACTTATTTTGCTGAATCTTTAGCTAAAGTATTACAAGAAATAAAAGGCCAAAACAGTGCTTTAGGAAAAACCAAATCAGCATATTCTTCTCTTAGTAGCATAGCTAGTAAACTTAAATACGATCAAGATGGCATATCTAGATTAAGTGAAAAAGAATTAAAGAAAATGCAAGAAAAATTAGGTCAACAAAGACAAACTTTAAATCTTGCAAAACAACTTAATGAGGAAAGAATAAAAAGCATAAATAACGAATTAAAGTCTAGTAGTTATAATCCTTCAAAAATAGCAGCTTTAAATAAAGAAAGAAAAGCATTACAGGATGCTAATAGCGAAACTACAAACTTTTTAAAAGATACTGAAAATGGCTATGCTGGTTTAGAAGGAGCTATTAATAAACGAATACAAAGAGAAAAAGAATTACAAGGGGCTATTGGAATTACAGGTAATGTTCTTAAAGGACTAAGCAAAATCCCAGGTATAGGGGGGGCTTTAAATACTGAACAGGCTTTAGAGGATATGAGAGAGTTTGCTGAGGAACTTAAAGATAAAGGGGAAAATGTAAATAATTTTGGTAATAAACTAAAAATAGCCGGAAAAGGATTTTCAACTGCTTTTAAAGGATTAAAAGATTCATTAACAGACCCAGTATCTATCTTAACTTTTATAGTTACACAAGCGTTAAAAGCAAATACTCAGGTAGTTGAGATGGGTAAATCTTTAGGTAAAGATTCATCAACATATAGAGAAAATATAGCGAGCATTGCTAGAAACTCCACCAATATTAATATGACTACCGCTAATTTAGTTGAATCATATAGTGAATTGGTAAAAGCAACAGGATTAGCATACGAGTATAATGAAGATCAACTCACCACTCAGACTAAATTAACTAAACAAGTAGGATTAACAGCTGAGGAAGCAAGTAATATAGCACGTTTAGGAATATTAAATAATAAAACATCTGAATCAACCTATAATAGTTTTGTTAAAGGATTAGTAGCATCTAGAAATCAACTCAAAGTTGGTATTGACTTTAAAGCAACTTTAGCTGAAGCAGCAAACGTATCAGGTCAATTAGCAGCTAATTTAGGGTATAATCCCGAACGTATAGCTAAAGCAATAGTAACTGCTAAAGCATT